TACAAAGTTAGGCAGCAACTGGAATTTTGATACTTTAGTTGTAGATGAGTTGTCAAGTTTTAAAAGCCATAAGTCACAAAGGTTCAAAGCAATTAAGTTGGTTAGAAAATATATTAAACGCGCAATAGGACTTACTGGTACACCTGCGCCTAATGGTATGTTAGATTTATGGAGTCAGTTATACATACTAGATAAAGGTGAAAGACTTGGAGATAATTATGTAAAATACCGTGAAGCGTATTTCGAACCAGGTAAAAGAGATGGTATGGTAATATTTAATTATACTATAAAAAAGGGAGATAGCTTACTTGGTGAAGACATATATGTTAAAGAGTTATATAATAAAATTGGAGATATATGTTTTTCAATGAAAACTGAAGACTATATAGACTTACCAGAAAGGTTAGACACTGTAAGATATGTTGACTTAGGCAAAGAAACCTTGCAAAGGTATTACGACTTTGAAAAAGAGCAAGTATTAGCGATAGCTGAGCAAGAAATAACAGCTATTAATGCAGCAGCCTTATCAAATAAGCTACTACAGTTTGCAAATGGTGCGATGTATGATGAGAATAAAGTTTGGCATGAATTACACAATGAGAAAATTGATGCTGTAAAAGAAATAGTTGAAGACTTAGATGGTAAACCAATTTTAATCTTCTACAGTTACATATCCGACAAAGAAAGACTCAAGTTTGCATTCAAAAATGCAAGAGAATTAAAAACGCCACAAGACATAATAGATTGGAATGCTGGTAAAATAAAAATACTCATAACGCATCCAGCTTCTGCTGGCCACGGACTAAATTTACAATTTGGTGGACAATTTATTTTATGGTTTGGTTGTCCTTGGAGTTTAGAATTATATCAACAAGCCATAAAAAGAATACACAGGTCTGGTGTTACCAGTGTTGTTACTAATATGAGGCTAGTGGCAAAAGGCACTTTGGATGAAGATGTAATTAAACGGCTTGAGGGAAAAGATAAAACACAAAATGCTTTGATAGCGGCCGTGAAAGTAAGAATAGATAAATACAAAACAAATTAATACTTTTACAACATGAATAACAATGTGAGAAAAAAGGAAGTAGGCGAAGTCGCCAAAAGAAAACTTACGGCTAACCACGTAGTGCGTGACCAATTAAAGTCATACTTGTTCGACGGTAAAGAGTACAGGCTCATGGAACGTGAATACTTGTTTGCCATGAACTATTGCCAAAATGGGTTCAACCGTAGTGCTGCTGCAGTGGCTGCGGGGTATAGCGCCAAGACAAAAGGCGAGATAGGCTACGAGCTTCTCTTGAGGCCTCGAATTCAAGAGTATATCAAGGCTGTTCAAGATAATCTTGGCCACTTGCTTGGAATAAGTGCACTTGATATTGCTAGGGAGTATGCCAAGATTGGTTTCAGTGATGTACGCAAAATATATGATAAAAACGGGGAACTACTTGACGTCACAGCTCTTGATGACGTCACGGCGGCAAGCGTAGCCAGCGTAGAAGTCACTGAAGTATTTGATAGAGGCAAGTACGTGGGCAAAAATAAGAAAATCAAGTTTTATGATAAAGTGGTTGCCCTTGACAAGCTAGCTCGCATGATAGGCGTGGACGTAAAAAACCAGGCTGCTGAGACAAAGAAGCCAGAGCCATTACAAATTGAAATAAAGCATTCACCAACTAAAATTAAAAAAAGTGGAGACGACGGAACTATTCCAGGAAATACAGAAGTGTAAGAAGAAAATTGTGATACTGCAAGGTGGTGGGGACGCGGGTAAGACCGTCACCGCTTTGCAGTATTTAGCCATTGAGTGCTTAACCAAAGCTAATGTCATTGTTACAGTAACAGGCCAAGATTTACCAAACCTTAAGCGTGGAGCCTTAGTGGCTTTTGAGCGTTACGTAATGCCACACATAGCCAAGTATGGGGTTACGTTTAACAAGAGTGAAACCACTTTTACGTTTCCTAATGGTAGTGTGTTTGAGTTCAAGTCATTTAAAGATGAGTTGGACGCAAGGGGTTCTGAGCGTGACTACTTATTTATGAATGAGGCGAACTCCCAGACTTACAAGATGTTTTGGCAGCTTGAAAGAAAAACCAGAACGCGAGTAATCCTGGATTATAATCCTACCGCTGCATTTTGGGTACATGCTAATTTGATTGATGGGGGTGAAGCCCAGTATAACGGCCAATGGGCGTATTTCCAAGTAGACCATCGGCATAACCCATTTCTTTCAGAAGCCGACCACGCCCGTTACGAGAATATGAGCGACCCAGAGCTATTCCAGGTTTACGCAAGAGGCAACACTGGTAAAGTAACAGGGCTAGTACTTGGGCACTTTAAGAAGATTAGCGCCATGCCTAAATGTGATAGGTACGTATGGGGTGTTGACTATGGGTATACACATGATAAGACCGCAATAGTGAAAATGGGTGTAATAGGTAGAACTAGGTATTTCCAAGAATGCTGCTATTTGTCAGGTAGGGAAATGGAAGAAATAGCAAAAGGCCGGGTGTCTGTCCCAGGATACATCAAAGAAGTCTTCTTGAGTAATGGCTGGACTAACAACCAGCCCATATATAGTGAGCACGACCCCGAGATGATACTGCAACTCCGCAAGATGAACATGCCAATTAAACAAGCTAAGAAAGGCCCAGGCTCAAAAGTAGCTGGCATATCCAAGTTGCGTGAGTATGAGTGTTTCTACACTGGAGATAACTTCCAGATTGAATTGCATAACTACAAGTATGTTACAGCAGTTGACCTGGTATCTGGTAGAGAAGTGTTAACCAATACACCTACGGATGGCAACGACCACTTGTGTGACGCAGCTATGTATGCCTGCTATACGGATAGCTTTGTAAATAAGTCAAATATTTAAGCGTTTAGAGCTTCATTTTCGGCTTTAAATAGCTTAGCTAAGCCTAACACTTAGCAGGCCGAAACCGTGCCTAGAAATCGACGAAAAAAGCCAAAGAAGAAATCGCGTTGGTTCCAAGCACTAAAAAAATTTTCAAAAATAGTCCATACGCGTGTGCACATGTACGTGTACGTGCATTCATATAATAAAGCATCATGCCTTGAACCAGGTGAAGTTAATGAGATGCGAATGTCAATAACCAATGCTTAAAATGTCCGTAAAAAGCGCGATATTTGCTTAGGCATAAAACTAAGCCTTTTAATAATATCATGACAATCAAATTGAGTAAAGAAGACATCTTTGTGATTAAGTTAGGTTTAAGTTTGGTGAAAGAAGCCGCAAGCGACGACAAAGAACTACAAGCACAAGCAATAAATTTACAAAGAGTATTAACAAATAATGACAAGGCGGTCAATAAACAGCCATAAATATCATGAAAACACACAACATCATGTTAAGCCAAAAAGACTTAACAACAATCCGAGCAAGCCTGGAAAAAGCCAGGTTAGGGGCTTTGTTGGCCCCAAAAGGTCAAACCAATCCAACCGAAGCTTTCAGTAAGTCCCAGGAGTATGAAAGTGTATTGCAATCATTGCCAATACCAATCCCAGACCCAATACAAGACTTCCTGGATAACGCCATAGAGACACGTGATGAGTTCCTAGAAAGGCTTAATGAGCAGTGGTATGTTCCTGAAAGGCATAATATCGAATTGAGTTTTGGGGGTAAGGTATTAAAAGTTGAGCTTTGCGCACAAGCTTGGGAGTTACTTGAAAAGTTTGTAAGTAACTTGGCAGAGATTAAAAATGAAATAACGGTACTACCATGTTAACACTTTGTATAATGCCTAATGTTGTTGGAACAAAACGTGATAAGTTATTTATTTGTTTGATATGTATGGCTTTGGATTTTGTCATAGTATCAATTGCCATCAACCCAATCATGTAAACTACAAACCAAATTACAATCCTGGGACGCCGCCAAACCGTTCCGGGATTTTCTATTAAAAAGCCAAAGAAGAAATAGTATGAGCCTAGGCACCTTCCGAAAAATTTTAATACAACCAGGCCAACTCACACACATTCCTAACTAGTTCTACACACATGTTATTGATTCGTTAACGGCCAATAAATATTTCGCAATGTCAACTTTATTGACTATGGAGTTGGCCAATGCTATTGATTCGTTAATGGCTCAAAGTTATTGAATATTGTCCGTAAAAAGCGCGATATTTGCTTAGGCATAAAACTAAGCCTTTTAATAATATCATGACAACACAAAACACAGCAACACAAAACATGGCCTTACCAGCACCAGCACCATTAAAAGTGCCCCAGCATTTAATTTGCAAAGAATTGGCTGAAAAGGGCTATAGAGCCAAGCAAGTCTCTGAAATCACCGGTATCAAGTACAACAATGTCGCCTGGTACTTCTCAAAGTACAAACTCACCGAAGTCGCCTTAAACGTATTAAATAATGGCTTAAACGTTGAGCCAAAGGGCTTAACTTTACCGCAGGCAAAGCATAAGTTGGCTTTAGCCAAGGAACTTATGGGCGATATGAAAGCCCCGACCAAAGCTAAAAAGTAGTCAACACTTTATTAACAACCAAGCCATGGCCTAAGGTCATGGCTTTTTTTTACGCCATACATGGCCGTTAGCCTGTAATTAACAAAGCAACCGCCATACATGGCCGTTAGCCTGTAATTAACAAAGCAACCGCCATACATGGCCGTTAGCCTGTAATTAACAAAGCAACCGCCATACATGGCCGGGGCTCAAGCGGTTTTTAAGGGGCCTGACTGCCAACGTCGGTCCCTATGGGCAAACCAAAAAATGGAAAAAAGTGACTTTTTGAAAAAAGGTAACGCTAATTTTTCGCTAAAAGGCTTATATGTGGAAAAAATAGTGTATTATCGTATTTCAGATGGCCAATCTACTACAAAAATTTGGAAATTACATTGACAACGTACTAAACAAACGTAGCCAAGTGCCTTATGCGCCAACAACCATAAAAATAACAGAAGCCTTCCCAAATGGCATCCAGTTTTTTCAGAACGGCCCTAATGAGGTAATATACTTTGAGTCAGGTACTGATAAAGACATTAAAACAGCCTTGACAGAGTGTCCTCCAATAAGGTACATCATAAACAAGAAAGCGCGTGCATTCTGCAGTGGTAATATTGTAGCACAGTACATAACAACAGGCAATCCTGTGAAAGGTATGGACAAAATATTCCAGGATATAATTGACAAACCGAATTTTATACAGACAGGTTACCAATTTAAAATGCAAAACTACGCTCAAATGCAGGCGTTTGGGTTGAGTGTATGTTTGAAAATAATGGCAGGTGGCCAGCTGTCATCTATCTGGGCGTTACCGAATGACAAAGTAGAAATTGAATGGCTAGAAAACTGGACACCGTTTAAGCGTAAAAATATCCTAAGTGCTATCAAATCTATCAAATATTGCGGTGAAGATTTGAATAAAGATGATATTTATGTGTTTACAGATAGCACACCTTGTGAAACAGGTATGATTCTACCTGTTTCACGGTTAGTTGCATTGAAACACCAAATAAACAACCTTATTATCAATTATACGTCCAGAGGGCGCTTAATGAATAAGCCAATGGGTATACTATCCAATGATATTAAAGATAATATTAGCGGAATGGATTTAGACCCAGATGAAATCACTAAATTACACAATGATTTTGATAAGTATGGCTTGTCGGCTTCCCAAAGACGCTTTATAATAACAAATGCCAATTTGGACTGGAAACCTATCTCTTTCCCACTTAGTGACATGCAAATGGACATATTTGAGAGAAATGATACCATAACAATTGCTGAGGGACTTGATTACCCACCATTCTTGTTAGGTATAAGTGAAAAAGGTATCTACAATAATGTAAGTGAAGCATATAAGGCGTTATATACAGGCAGTATAATTCCAGATGGTGAAAACTACGTACAACAACTTGTACAATGCTTTAATAGTTCCACCAAAAATGTTACCTACATAATTGACTTTAGCCATTTAGCAGTACTGCAAGAAGGCCTGAAGTACAAGAATGAAGCACGTCAAATATTAGTTGACACGTTGGTAGTTGAGTTTAATGCCAACGCAATTACTTATGGCGCGTTTATGGAAGCGCTAGGTAACCAACTTGTACGGCCTGAGTGGAAAGATATGTATGCCTTTGAATTACCATTCTCTGTAAAGGCCCAACCAAAAACTACTAACCAAAAAACCCCTACAACAGATGCCACGGCTAAATAGTAATATCGAAAAATTGAAAAAAAGTGCACACCCAATAGCTTATGCAAATACAGTTATTGAGAAACGCTCTGCTCTTCTTGATGAGCGTGTAGTAGAAGGGTACGGATGTATATGGGGTAGCCAAAATGGCCACGGCGAAGTATTTGTAAAAGGTTGTTTTGGGAAATCCATTTCAGAACAAGGCCCAGGTACAAATTCACCATACCAAATTAAGTTCAGAGACGAACATGGCCGTGCCTGTTCACTATTTGCTGAACTTAAGGAGGATAACGTTGGCTTGTACTTCCGCACAGTACCATTA